CCCCACCAACTTGTTTCATAAACTTTACCGTAGCTCATTGTTATTCTTTTTAAGATAACCTGAAAGTCTTATTTCGTTCTTCTGTTTTGGTTTATATTGTCCAATTTTTTTTCTTTTCTTCACAATACCCAACCAGCAAAATTAGAATCCTTGTCAGGATATATTTCTTCATTTTGATTTGTATAATACTCAGGGTACTTAGATGCAGCATTAAAACTCATAAAATCTATAAATCTATTTGTATAATATTCTGCATAATCTCTTTCTTTTGCAATCAGTGTGTCTATTTCACTTTTTTCTACTGTTTGACTGTTTTCACTTTCGTGTTTAAATACACCACCATTAGATATAGTATAAGCAGCAAAAGGCAAATATTCTGCCATAGCATAGTGTATAAGCATATCTTGTATGAAATCGTTTACTAATGTTAAATAATCTCCTGATAAACTACCAGCAACAATATCTGCACTAATTTTATCATATAAATCTGTACCTAAATAATTTCTAACGTGAATCTCTTGTGCTAGTTTTATAAAGTGTATAAATTTATCTGTATCTACAGAACCACTTATAGCAGTGTTTTTTACCAGGTCTTCTCTTTTTATAAATAGTGCTGTTGCCATTATTCTTCAGATTGTTCGTTTATTTCCTCTTCTCTTTCTATATCATCTTTTTTAACACCTGTTTCTTTTTCTACTTCTGCATCTGATATTGCATTAGTCAAATCAGTAAATTCTAAAGGTTGTAATGTTTTAAAGTATAGATCTAAATCAATATTATTATATTCTAATATTTTTTGTAGTTCATCTATTATAGTTACTTGCATTGGTCTTATAACCGTATTGTCCATAAGTATAGATGCTGTTTCTAATTCTTGGGCATTATTACCTAGACCAGTTTTATCTTTAATACCTACAAGCATTGGCGATACTATTCTATGTGAAACCATAACCTTAGTCATAGATTCATTTGCTAGAAACTCATACTGCTGGTAAGCATCAGGAATAGTTACTGGTTCAATACTTGCAGCTAATTCTTTGCTGTCGTTAAATGCCAATATAAATTTACCAGCATTAGATGAACCACTAAACTTTTCATAGATTGCTCTTTCTATTTCGTCTCTTTGTTCTTTGTTAGGTGTGCCATTATTGAAGTTAATTAACATACTTGGCTGCAAACCGTTTTGTATATTATTTATATGATAGTTACCTATTTCTTCTTCTAGTTCTGCATATTGTAAACCACCTTGATAATCTACTGGTGAATAGTAATAGAATCCTGCCTTGTATGGGCGAATATAAAGTATCTCTATGCCATCTTTAGACATTCCGAATGCTGAGATACGTTTTGGCTGATCATCTTTCCTTATATCCTTCCATTTGGGGTGATAGTAGTATGCCATTACTTTACCATCTGTAGCTTTCTCAGCTCTTAGTGTTTCAATAGGTATATGTTCTACTTCAAATACCTTTGTTCTATCTTTTGTATATATTACTTGTACTGCAGCTTGACCCATCATTTTATAGTCATAGCATACTTTCTTCATACACTCTTTACTAAACAAGGTTCTCATTTGCTCGTAAGCTTCAGGTTTTTCTTTACTATCGGAAGCATCCAGTCCTCTACCATATATCATTTCAGATATACCATTTATTGCTGCATTGTTTGTAGCAGAACCGTTGTATCTATCAATTAGGTATTGAAAGTATTGGTTGTCATCACCATATTCTATATATTCTTTTCTAGGATTCTCTACTACTTGTGGAGACGTATATAAAGAAAGATTGATAACGTGAACTGAATCTTTTGCCACTATATTTACATTCTTAGCTTTATTTCTATTTCTTGCCATATTAATCTAATACTATAAAATCATTATCGTAATTATCTTGAGTTACATATTCTCCACTATTAATAAAGTATTTATCAAGTGCTGTTTGATCTGTACAGAATATTAGTCCTCTGTATATTTCTGTTGTGCCATCTTTAACTCTAAACAAATATTGTCTACCTTCTTTTAGTGCAAAGCTACCAGTTAGCTTCATATAACCACCATCATCTGCTTTAGTAACAGTAACACTAGATGTAGTCCTTTTCTCTTTATCTGTAAGTGATAAAGTAGGTGAAGTGGCATCTGCTCTAGATATAAACTTTAAGAATTGATTATCTGTTGATGTTGTTAAAATATGCATACCTAAATAACTGTATCATCTCCGTTTGTTTTTAGGCATAAAAAAAGGGTATATAAATATACCCCTTTTTATTAATAAAACAAAGAATCCTTATACTTGTACTGGTGTACCAATAGTCGTATTGTCTCCTGATAAACCTGAGAACGTCAATGGATAATTGTTTACAGTAGGTGCTCCTACAGTACAGAAGTTTGGTGGAGTGCTTTCTTGTGCAACGAATGTATAATTGTATCCGTTGAAATCACCAAGTGCATTTCCAGTACTTACTGTACCTTCTGTTAAATCAGCACCATTCTCTCTTCCCATTAAAAGAATATTATCATTTTTATCTCTTACGAAGATGTGTGGTCTTCCTGCAGATAAAAGTTTTAATTCTTTATGGTCTTCCTTAGTTAGTTTCTTAAGTGTTATGTTTAGTGTCTGCTCAAAAAAGACTGTACCATTTTCTCTTGAAGCTTGTACTGTCGTTTCAAAAGAATTATTACCTTTCAGTTCGTATTTTTGTGCTGTAATAGCATTAGATGAACTACCAGTAATATCTGTTACTTCATCACTTGAACCTAGTGTAACTGTACCTAAACCACCAAAGTCAACTAAATAAATTTCCTTAATACCTGCTACTGAATCTTTACAGGCTTCGGCTCTTGATCTTGTTAAACTACAACTCATTTTATATTTAGTTTTAGGTAGAATAGTGGGCAGAATAAACTACCCACATTCTTGTTAATAATTATCTATTAGGTATAAAGTACTATCTCGCTACCAATTCCGTGCTGGATACCAGCAGTAAATCTCATTACGACTCTTACGTTTTGAGATCCATCAAGGTCTGCCATATCAATAACTTTTACTTCATTGTGATCTGATAAAAGACCAGTTCCGAAATAAAGGTTAGATTTTTGTGCAGCTACCATAATATTTGTAGGTAATCCTTTTGCTAGTACAATATTGATACCATCAAAAGTTAGATTTCCACCATTGAACCACTGTGTACCTTTATTATCTGTACCAGCAGCACCAATATTGCTTGAAAATCCTCCTAAAGCTCTTACATATGCTCTGTAAACATTAGATGCTACGTAGATATATAAATCTTCTTTACCATAAACAGTTTGAGGAATTGCATCAGCTACAGCACCTATTTGTGCTATAACATTTGAAGATGTAACATCCGTTGCTGTAACATCTACGACATCTGAATCTGCAGCAAGTGTTTGCTTGAATCCATCAAATTGTCCTGCTGTTCCATTTACACCATTCCAAATATTTGTTTCCATTCTTTGTGCTACTTTGTCTGCTACGTGAGCAATCAAAAAGTCAGCAAAAGATGGTGGTAAATTTGAAAATGCAGAGTATCCCATTTGGATAGCTTCCCAATCAGTTGTAAAATCTTTCTTACATAATTGTAGGTTCACTTGAAACTCTTCCATAGTAAGTACTCTTTCAGTAAGAGTAAGTGTGGAAGTAGGGTCAAAGTCACAAGTAGCATTTTTGACGATATCATCAGTAGCTACTTTCTTAAGCACCTCTTTGTGCTTTACATTTGGTTTTATTGTTATTAGCTCGTTAGCTAATGTATCACCACTAAGTAGTGCTGCCGAAATATACTTACCAGCAAATTCACCAGCATAAGTAGTAGTAATAGAAGTTGTTGTTGCCATTTTTAATTATTTTCTATGATTATTTATTTACTTATTCTTTCTAGAACTCTATCTAGTGTACTGATAGGTCTATTCGGATTTCTAAAGCTTACATTAGCTTTATTTACTTCTGTTTCAGGACTATGTTTAATAGTTTCAGCAGCAGGTTCAGCAGAAAGTTTTTCGATTTGCTCAGACATCATTTTTTTATCTTTGTATGCCACTCCGAGATCCTCGTCTACTTTCTTCATAAGCTCTGCCATTTTCGACTCTAAAGAAGATATTTTAGATTCAAATTCTTCTTGCTTAACATAACCTTCCATCAGTTGAGTTTCTTCAGCTTCTACTTCCGTAGACTCTTCAGACAGCTCACTTTCTTCAGAAGCTTCTTGTTTTACTTCTTCAGATAGTTCTTGTTTTGCTTCTTGGTTGTCTTCTTTTACTTGCTCAGATAAATTCTCTGCAACGACTTCTTCTTTGATGCCTTGAGCTAATTCATCTTCCTTAGTAAGCTTAGACAATTTCTGCAATATTTCATTTAAAATTGTTGTCGCTTTTGGAGATTCCATATTAATATATTTATAAAGTAATTTAGATAATTAATTACTTAATATTAATATGTTTCATTTTTAAGTTCCGTCTCCTGTAATGTTACCTATTCCTTGTGCTTGTAGACTGCCATCACAACACTTAGAATGGTATGTTATACCATCAGGACATAAGCATCCTCTTTTACCACCTTTAGGTGAACTTCTACTTACTGTTGCATTTTTTCTTCTACGTATCATTACTTTTTACTTTTAGGGTGTTTCTTAGGTAGCAAATCGTAATCTGTAGTATACTTAGGATTTTGTGGTCTACCATTTTTTATTAGATACAAGAATGCGTTGGTTCTCGCAAATGCCCACTGTGAAGCAGATCTGACCTTTGGTGAACGACTTGTATTAAATGCACCTAGTCCTCTTTGATATACACTAGCCAACATACCTACAGTTACACCATAACCTAATTTAGATTTATACTTTTCATTAAATTCATTTGCTTTCTTTTGCAGGGTAGCTCTATCTTTTGCAGATACCTTAGCACCTGTTTTACCTTTGGCATTACCTTTAGCTGTACCTTTTCCTTTAGGGTTTGGGTTAGGAGTTCCTGATGCTGGTGCTTTAGGTGATTTTCTTACACCACCTTTAGGACCTACTTCTGCGTACATACTTTTCTTTACGCATTTACCAGTTTTATTTTTTACAAATCCCTTAGGACATTTCTGCATATCTTCTTTTATATGTTCTTTACAGGGCATATACCAATCTTTACCTTCAAAGTTATGTACGTGAAATCCTTCACATCCAATATTTTTAGCCATTTCTTCAGCTTTTTCTTTTGTAGCATAAGCTAGTCTATCATCTATAATTGCAAAGTCATCATCTATAACTTGACTTACCAGGTCTATCTCACCTAATTCTTTTAGTTTAGATACAGACCATCTTAGACCAGCTTTACCACCCCAAGCATCGTACATTAGTTTACCACATCCATCAGAATATGTTTTAGATACTTCTAAGTCTTTTTTATGTCTAGCTAGAAAGCTTCTCATTCTTTTTATAGTAGAAACAGATAATGGTGTTTTTTTTGCCAATTGTGAAGCTCTACGTTTTCCTACAGCAGTGCCACAAGAACCCCAGCCATTTTTATCTACATATTCTAATACTCTTTTAGCATTGTTTACTACACCTTGAGGATAGTCACTATAAGATGCAAGTTCAGTTCTTTTAGATTCTATAAAGTCTTTTACTTCAAATAGTATTTCTTCTGCTTCAGATTCATCTAGTAATTCTGTACTCATTTCTACTTTATCTGTAAAATAGCCTTCTATAGAAAAACCTGAAACTAAACCTGTCTTAACATAGTTTTCCCAAACATCATCGTTGTTTACTTTCATAGAAACCATCCAAGTTCCTACAGGTAAATCCATATTGTATTTC